CGAGCAGCTTGAGCGCGTAGGGGCGCGACAGGTAGCCGCCGCCGACGAGCTCTTGGATCGACTCCATCTTGCCGGCTGGCGTCGAGCCAAGCGCGGACACTGGAAACATTCGGGTCGTCGAGGGCGACTTCGTCTGAACGTCCTTCCACTCGACGGCGCGCATCACCTCGGAGCGCCCGCGCGTCTCGAGGCTCGTGACGAAATACTTTTTGCCAGCCTTCGCAGCGCGATCAGACGCGACATCGTTGAGCCGCTCGATCAGCTTGGCGATCTCGACGAAAAAGCGCTCGTACTGGCGCACATTGTCGAGGTGGCGACGGCTGCCGATGTCCTCGGCAGTGCGCAGTGCGACGGCGCTATTGAGCCCCTTCGGCTTCTCGCCCTGCACCTGGGCTTGGTTGAGCCCGAGCTGCATGAATGCTTCATCGCGGATGTAGGAGATCTCATTCCGGATGTCAGTGCTACCGCCCTCGTTCTTGAGGAAGATCGGCGGACCCGCAGCGGCATTGAACGGGATCACCTGCAAGGGCGCGTTCGTGATCTCATGCTCTGCGATGCCGCTGTCCTTGGGCACGAACACCCAGGTATTGCTCCCGAGCGTGAGCTGCTTCTCGTGAATCTTGATCAGCCGGTTGATGCGCAGCTGAGCCGCCTTCGACTCCTCGACGACGCCGACGCCCCACCAGCCAGTAAGGCGGTCCTTCCATCGAGTCGTCGCATACGGCAGCCAGTCGTAGGTCCACTTCTCGTCGACGAGCACGGACCTGTCAGTGCACACGATGCGGCGCCCGTCGCTGCCGTCAGGGCGGCTCGGCATGTGATAGGCCTCGTAAACCATCACCATGTCGACGGTCGAGTCTTGCTGTAGGTGCCGATCCTCCCAGTCCTGAGCGTCAGGGCCAGAGGATGCGCGGATTGATCCAGCCTTGCGAGGGTAGAGCTCGGCACATCGCTCAGTCGCCATCATTCGCGCACGGAAGATCGAGCGGATCTCGCCGGCTGCTGCCTCTGCAGCGTCGACGAAGATCTCGCACTGCGGCACACGCTCGACACAGACGCGGCCATCCTCGTCGAGGTAGCCGTACATGATGCCAGTCCCGTACACGATGGCATCGCGCGCACAGCGCTGAGCGATCGTGTGGATGTCGAGATCCATGAACTGGCCGGCGATGAGCTTAGACTTACGCTTCGCCCGTCGCTGCTCAGACCAGTCAGCGCCGTCCGTCAGGTAATACGGGACAGGCTTGTTGCTGGTCAGGATGCTGTGAGCCGTGTCCACAGCAGACGTGCACAGCTGGTAACGCATGCGCCCATCGTCGCCGCGCAGGAGCTCGTAGGAGGTCGCAGCTGACTTGCCAGTGCCAGAGACGTCGAAGTTCCCGTAGATCTTCGCGTGGTGAAGGTCGATGCGCCGCTTCGATGCCTGCTTGTTCTTGATCGAGCTCACGAGGCCGGCGACAGTCTGATGCGCGTCAGGGCGCTTGACGTCCCACCAGCGCTCATACTTCTCAGAACTGCGCGCGTGGTCCGCAGTCAAGGCTCATACTCGGCGAGGCGCTCAGCATAGAGCCGCTCGAGCGCTTCGGTGGAGATGCTGCGAAGGTTGTTATTCACAGCGTCAGGCATGTCAGTGTCGCCAAACGACAGCTGCGCAGATGCCTTCGCAGGCTTCGACGTGACTGGCGCGAAATCCGCTGTGAAGCCGTCCGCACGCACGTCGAGGCGCAACACGCCCAGCTTGCGCAGAGCTCGGGCGACTTCGATCATTGATGCTGCGTCCATTCAGGTATCCCACCAGTCACTTGATTGGTTGCGTTTTCGGTTGCGCTCTTTGCGCTGGTCGATGGTCGACCACTTCTCGTGCGGCGGCTGCGGCGGCTCAGGCTTAGTGATCCAGACGTAGCCAGTGTGTTCTTTGAATGCGTACCGGAGCCCGTCGCATAGGTGGTCGTCGTAGGCCGGGTGGCTCTTGGTGCGAGCCTCATCGAACCACGGCAGATACAACACCTCATCCTCGAGCTCAGCAGCCTCGGGCGTGATGATCAGCTTGCTCGACCGGAACGCGCCGTTGACCAGCTCAGTGCTCGCGAGCTTCTCAGACTTCGATGCAGCCTGGACAGTGATCCCCGCGTCTGTCGCGTGTCGTCGGTTCCACTCCTCGACATATGGTGCGCCAAGCCCACCGGAGTCACCTACAGCCCGATCTGGTTTGTACTGCGTGACCACCGCGCGGAGCTCCGCCGATAGCTCATCAGGCAGTAACTTGGGGTATTTGCGAGCGAACAGCGCGAAGGTAAGGTCCTCGCCGCGCGGGGTGCCGAGGACCACGATGCCGCTCGGGTCCTTTTGCGTTCCGTAGTCGAGGCCGACTGTCACGATCCAGTGCGCTGGGTCGAATGCAGGCGCAGCGAACTTGTTTCGCGACGGGTCATAGCCGCCGAACACCAGCTTGCTTTCATCGCTGATCCAGAGGCCGAGCCACTCGCGCCTGTATGTCGGCTCCTCGTCTGTCCACTTGTTTTCGGCGAGGACTGCTGCGAGCTCGACGTCAGGCTCAGGGAAGTGCGGGTTCTCCCGGAGTGTCCAGTGCCAAGCGCGGTAGTGCAGCTTCTCATTGGCTGCGTCGAACCAGTAGCCCTTGCAAACATAACCGGGCGTGCCGCTCAGGACGATCGTGCCGCGAACGTCTCCAAGGCCAGGGCGGAACGCATCATTGATGAGCCGCCGCATGTGCTCTTGGTAAGTGCTCGCCTCGTCGAGAATGACCAGCCGATACTTGTTGCCGCGCACCTTCTCGATGGCGGCTTTGTCGTCCACGCCGACCAGCCTGAACTGCGCGCCCGAAGCTGTTGAGATCGAGCCTTCGTGCTCGCTCATCTTCCATCCGAGCTTGTGTCGCGCGTTGATAGCGACGAGCTCGGACTACATGATGTTTTTCGCAATGCCGAGCGTGCGTGCTGTGAACACGACCCACTCGTTGTTACCTGACACGATCAGCGCAAGCGCGATCATCCGTGCCAGTAGCTGCGTCTTGCCAGCTCGCCTCGAGCAGCTGAGCGCGATGGACCTGAGGCCAGATAGCCAGGCGAGGGCCACCTCGAGCTGACGGTCGAACAGCTCTGCTAGTATCGCATCCTTGATGCTGTTGCGCGCCTCCTTGATGGCAAAGAGCTCTCGAGCTTCGTCATGCTCAGACGACGAGAGAGACATAAAATACTGCCTCTGCTGCCCTGATGCGCGCGGCCTTCGTGTCGCAGCAGATGCTACCGCCAGTGAGCGCTGCGAGGAATGCCCGGTGGCACATCGCGATCACACCGTCGCGCGTCCTCGCATAGACCGTCGTCGTGCCGTCTGCGCCTGGCAGGATGCCGATGACCTCGCCAGTGTGCCAGCCGTTCGCTAGGTCGCGCACCAGGACGCCATAGGTCTCTGTCTGTCGCTCCGGGGTGCCTTCGCGCTCGAGCTTCTTCGCTGCGAGCTCGTCGGCTGCCAGCATCTCATTTGCGCCGCGCATGGCGAGCTCGATGAGGTCTGCGCGCCCGGCTTCGATGCGCGGGCCGTCCTCGTCGCTCACCTGCGACCCTGCTGCACGTTCTCGCGCATGGCGAGCGGCCACTCAGCGCGCTGCATGTGCTCGACTGACTCGCGAGGCAGGCTGAAGTGCTGGCCTGTCTTGCGGCCCAAGACGGTCACGATGCCGTCCTCGTAGGACATCGCGAGGTCGTCACCCGAGAAGATGGGCCCCAGGCGACCCGTCTCAGGATTCTTCATCTGCAATGTGCCACGCAGCTTTACATAGGAGAGCTTCATAGGTCCTTGTCTCTGCCGCCAAACAGGCGACCGTCGTAAACCAGCCCCATGGCCCGCAGGCGGCTGCCTCCGGGCTCATGGTCGTGCGTGTATGTCTGCGGGTTGCCAGCCGCTATGAGCAGCGCCGTAGCGATGCCCTGGCGTCTGCAGATCGACTTGACGTAGATCCAGTGGAGCTCACCCGAGTCGGCGACCGCGTAGCCACGAATCACAAGCGGGTCGACAGGGCTCCTGGCGA